TCTAACTGAACAGGTGTAGGATCTGGTAGATTTAGATGTCTCCAAGTAACGATTAAGAAATATCTAAAGTCTTGTAGCTTTTTTGGTAGAGGTTGCAATTATAAATCAGCTAAAGGTACAGCATCTAGGTCTGGTAGGTTCTCCATAAGCTCTTGCATTGGGTTCTTTTCTACAGGTAAACACTCAACTCCATTATCTTTTAGGAATTGTCTAGCTACATTAAGATCCCCTGCTTTTGCTTCTCCACTTTGTATTTTACCTAATAGTTCTTTTGCTAAACATTCATGTAGAGTCTCTAATGTTTTTAAACTTCTATCCATGATTAGTCTTGTTTTTTAAATAATATAATCATTTCTTACTTGTATTGCCAGTAAGAAGATACTTTATCTTACCAAAGAACCCTAGTTTTCTAACTTTTTTATATAGTTTCATACCTCTTTCATACTTATATAGTTTAGTTTCTATTTCTGATATACGAGATATTGCTGAAGTCAAAAGCAAATCTTGTAGCTTGGTGTACTTAACTAGGTCTAAACAGTATGCCCTTACAGCTTCATCAGGCAGTTGTTCTGTTTCACGTTGTTTGACCTCAATTTCAAACTCTATTTCTGGCGGTGGGTTGCCAATAAGTACTTTAAAAAATTCTTTGTGGTTCATATTAGTTCATTTTAGGAAATAACTTCTGTTCTAATAAATCAACTGCTCTATCGTCTAATGTGTTTGAAGTTTGCTGACAAATTACACGCAACAAATCTATTATTAATCGTTTACAACCTGTCGTAGAAAGAAATCGTAATAGTATAGGCTTGAGTATCTTGTACATAGTTTGTTCGTTTTTCCAAACATAGCACACGTTATTGTATCTTGCCTTCTATTCTGCTAACCGCTTGCGACAACTTGTTTAATCTAAAGTAAATGTCTCGTATGTCTCGTTCTCTACGACTACTCATGTTAGATAACACCATAACTAAAGCTGTAGCTGCTGCTCCTATTAATGCAGCATATATCTCAGGCATTTGCGTAAATAAGTAATTATGTCTAGTATGACTAATAAATCCTAATTATGGCAGAGGAACAAGAAGAGAAAGAAGGCACGGATTGGGCTGAAATTTTTGGTCATGCTGTCCGTTTTATGATTCTTGTCTGGTCATTAGCAATGATGACTCTTGGGTACATGGATAAGATCCGTAATGATGGAGCGTTTTTAGCTGGCTTGACCAGTGGCGTTTTAGGCAGCTACGGTATCTCTGTTAACAAAAAGAAACCTGCTAACGCTGCTAAAGTAGTGGACAATAAAGACACTAACGTAGGAATCAAATGAAAAAACTGCTAGCACTATTATTACTGTTTAGTCCTTCTGTAGCACTAGCAGACATCACTCAAAAATTTACGACATCTGCCCAGATCTCGGTAGATATGCCTTATTCTGTCACGAATAAATTGGGGACTACATACAGTATTAGCGGTACTAACATCACTCCTAGCGTGACATCAGGAGGATCTACAACATCTGGTGCTATTGGTGGATTAAATATTGGCAGCTTAACCGCAGGTGTACCTGCCATGATTCAAACTGATAAAGCGGTCACAACAGCAGGGTCAGCTTTTTCGCTTACTGAAGCGGTGACTATGGGTGACGTAACACCATCAGCAATTACACCTTCGTCAGGCATAGCAGCACTACCACATCTTGGTGGACAGACAACAATAGGTAGTGGAGGTACTCTCGGATCAGGTGCTATGACTTCTTTATCATCAGGTGTTCATACTTGTAGCGGTGCATTCGGATCTGGTTCTAGCTGCATAGGATCGACTACCGTAACCATAACCATTGACTAAATTTTGGCTGCTATTAATAATATTATTTCCTGTCAAAACCCTTGCAAATCCAATTGTGCCTACCTTCCGTACAGGCAGTTCTTCGACAAACAGTACTTCTCAAAGTGTAATAACCGAGAGTATAACCAGTTATCAATATCGGACAGGGTATTCTTTAAGTGTTTCAGGTACGAACATAGAGAGTGCAGATATTAATGGTTATATCAACTCAATCCCTACGGCAGAAGCTACGCAGACAGCTAACGGAATTAATTTTTCTTATACATCTCCTAATCTTGAAGGAGTCCCTAGATGGAAAATAGTAAATTCTGGACAGCCCTTTTCTCTAGTAGAGTCAGTTATTGGAAGTGGTTTGGACACTATAACAAAAATAGATCGGGTAATAAATACAACAACCACCACCACCGTAGAAACCACCTTTGGTCAGTAATTCTTGTAATCCTTTGCCCTACAAGGGTTTTGGCTAATACAACTGTAGCTTCTCCAAGCAGTCAAGCACAAGGAACGGTAAATAATAACGCAACGCAAATTATGCCACAAAGTAGTCCTCAATTTAGAATGTCGCAGGGTATTGTTTGTAGTTCTCCTAGCCTTACTATTACCCCATATATAACTGATGCTCATACCTATAATTTACCTAGAGAAAGTGTAACTAGACAAAATATTTATGATGAAGATACTGGCCAAATTAAATACGTTCAAGAAACCCCAAGGTTTGAAAAAGAGAATTTTAATGTTAATTATGGAATCTCAGCACAGTTAAATATCCCATTAGGAAAAGCCCCTGCTCTTTGTCATAAAGCAACTGAAATTAATATAAAAAATCAAGAATTGTTATATAAGAAGACCTCGCTTGAACTTGCACTTTTTAGACTTAAGGTCTGTTCAGAACAAGCAAAACTAGGTGTTACGTTTACTGGTAAGTATGCAAGTATTTGTGAAGGGATAAAGGTTGCAGTACCACCTAATCAGGTGATTCCTCACACTCATTCTTTGACTTCCGAGAAGTAAGTTTCTTTATTAAGTTCTTCACTATAGGTTTTACTAAATTTAAAATAATAGGAGTAGTCGCAGCCACAGTAGCGATAGCAGCAGTAGAGACAACAGTACTAAATTCTGGGAGGTACTGATCTTTAAAAGGAACGTCCTCATATAATGTGGTGCATATAGTTCCATCTTCGCTTCTTTTGTGACCAATAACACGCTCTAGCTTTTTTTCGTTACGAAAATCTCCTATTCGTAAATCGTTTTTACTTGGACACTCTACAAAAACATCTTCTTTTTTTTTATCTTTTGGTATCTCTGCTTTAGGTGGCTTCCCTTCTGGTAAAGGCTTTTGTTCTTGTTCTATTGGTGCAGCTTCCTCAACAATAATTAACTGATCTGGTTGATAATTTAAAGGATAAAAACTTGGATACGGACAATTACTACTTACTCCGTTTGGATCTTCTATTAATAGATTTCTATTACCTGTATTCTTTGTGTCTCTGTGATAGTAAGTACAACCTATAACCTCTACATTTGAGTGGTCATAATTAGGTAAAAAAGTATAAGGTATATGAATCTCAGGTATATGTATTTTAGGAATACTTATCTCAGGTATTTCCAATTATTTCTTTAATGGTGTTGGTATAGATATGCCAGTTGTTTTTGGTAAGCCTTTTTCTAATACATTTGGCATCATTCCTTTTACATTACCCATAATTTGATTCATTATCTTTGCTTTAAATTGCTCAGATGTTACATACTTATATCCAAAGTACCCTCCACCAATAACAGAAGTTACCATTACAAATGAGAGAATACTCAAAACATTAGCAATTTTTTGAAACATGATTAAATTTGCAATTTTGAAAGCACTATCTTTTTCAAGTGTGCTTGTATTACTGCTTATTCTAGCCCTATCCCCTCTCTACGTCACTATGGGGTTAATGACTAGGCAGATGCAAGATAAAATTAATTAATCAGCAGCTTCGGCTGTATTTCCCTCTGCTACCCAAGCAAGGTATTCTTGGTAATCTTTGTTTGCTTCGTCAATTGGGACATAATATCTCCAATTATTAGGATTGCAAGTAATTTCAAGAGTGCTATTCACACCATTACTAGCAAGAAACTTTGCACTTTTAATTAAATCTTTACTAATCATAATTCTGCCTCAATTTTAATGATAGCGTCATCGGTGTCATAAGAAGATAAAATAGAACAACCTCCATCAGTAAGAACTGCTGAACTTGAAGTTGCCACACATCTAGCCGATTGAGGGGTTATATCAACTATTGATAAGCTACTCAACGCAACAGAAGTACCTGTTTGGTGATTTTTAAAGTTAGCATCGCCATTAGTTGTAATTGTTGGTGTTGTTCTCTTATATGTTTTATATAAAAGAGCATGACGAGCTTCAGTAGTGCTTTCATTAAAACCAACAGCAAAATATCCGCTTGCTTTACCGTAACTACTCATTTGTTCATAGTATCTGAGACACTTTTGAAATTCATCTTCATATGTTCTATGTTCAAAATCTGTTGCCACGCTGCCTACTTCTAATTGCATACCAGTTACATCAAATGTAGACGCTCCAGCTGTTAGCCAAGTTGATGCCATATCTGGACAGTAATTTGTACTATGAGCAGACCAAGCATTAACGGATTTACTATTATCTGTATAATCTGTTCCATAGAAAGGGATTAAATAAACTATTAACCCTGTTCCGTTGTCATTATTTATGGTGATATTTGAATTGCCTGAAATAGTATGTGTAATCTTTGTCCAAGCATTATTTCCTGATGCTGTAAAACTAAACGGATAACTTTGTACAGTTCCATCTGGCGTATATAGCACTCCATAAAAAGTTTGATTTGTACTTGCTCTAAACCAAAACTGCAAAGTTATTTTGCTTGATGAAGATGTATAATTCCAACCACTACAAGCTAAATTTTGTGCCTCAATATAATGCGAAAAATCTATAGCACCAGCAGCGTTAGCAGTACCAGCTTGATCTTGACTAACTCTAAATGCTTTTCTAAAACCAGCATCATAAGCATCTCCACTTGTTAAAGTTATTTGTTCTTGGCTAAAAGTATTACCACACCCAGAACCAATTTTTTTAAATCTATCAACTGTGGCAACTCCTTGTGTACTAGTAGATGCACTTTGGCGTTGTGCCACGTTCATCGCTCCGTTTATGACCAAATTTTTACCTTGTCGATTACTTAAATTGGCTGTACACGTTCCATCAGTATTATTAATACTTAAAGCAGCCGTTGTTGCTGCCACCCCTTTTATCGAATTTACTTTGATCTCTGACATAATTAACTAGGTTTTGGGTTGTCTGATTTTACTTTAGCAATAGCATCTTTCCATGTGGTAGTACCATTAACGCTATCCCAATATTGCATATCCATTTGTGTTTTCCAATCTGGATAAGCATTTTCTCTTTTATATTTATATTCATTTTCATTTTTCCATGCTGTGTACGCTTTGTTTAATTCATCATCTGTAGGCTGTGAATCAGGATTATCAGAATCCCATTCAAGAATTGTATGTGGTGGTATAGATTGACTTAATCGAACACGATTTTTTTCACTTTTTCCTAATTGAATTAAAGCAAGTGTAATGTTAGTATCAGAATTGATTGTCATTGTTATAGCTCCTTATATATCTCTACAATTGTATATATAGAAGCAAGTGTGTCAAAGTTGCTTTCAACTCCCAAACCAAAGGTAGAGTCAGCAACATCGACCCTATGACGTATTTCAAATGCTTTTGCACCACTTATGGTTGTTCTACCTGTGGCAAAACTTCTGGTTTGAACACTTGCAGCGTTGTGAGCATATTCACTTGTTCCAACTGATGTTACTGACGAATCAGTAGCGTTCCAAATTATAATTTGATGTCTCTGTGCATTATATGCTGGGGCAGATGCTTTTATCAGATAAGTTCCAGCTTGTAACGTGAACTGATTGCTACTTATAGAAACAATACCATCAGGATCAGCTAATTCTGTATTTAAATCCCTAGTATTAAAACTACCAGTACTTGAAGCCCCTCCTGTTGCATCGGTAGCTTTTTGGTCAGCGATAATTGCATAACTAGCAAATTTTCCACTAGTAGGAAGAGTAGCAAAAGCCAAGTTTCCTGAACCATCAGTTTTTATGTACTGACCATTAGATCCATCATCAACAGGTAATTGTAATTCAACAGCAGCGTTACCTGTGGTTGTTGAAGGTGCTTTTAGACTTACTGACCCACCACCTGATGCTGCGTTTAGTTTAATCTTTGCGGTCATTTATCCAGCCTCCAATGCAGCAACTTTTGTTTCTAATGCTTCTATTCTAGCTTGTGCTTCCTGTAGTGCTTTAATAGCTTTCATATATAAAACAGAAGTTTGAACTGCCTTTAGGCCATCTTCATTAGGTGTTGTTACAAGTTTAGGTGATACTTTTTCTACTTCCTGTGCAACACAACCTATTTGAGTATGAGTATCCAACCCACTTGCTTTAGTGAAATTAAAATTCCTTATTTTTATATTTTTAATATCGTTCCATTGAGATTTAGCATCTACAATATTTTCTTTAAGTGATTGATCTGAAGTCTGACCATAGCTACCATTTGTATTATAATTATTACCACTTGTATGAACATAATATTTTAAAGTTTCAGATGTATCTCTGCAATGTATAAAGTTAACATTAGACGAGCGTTGTTTAATAGATAATCTACAGTCAGTAGCGGAATGATTTAGATTTAAATCACCAAGCGAAGTGAGCCGCATCTTTTCAGTTGGATACGCAGCTTGAGAGCTTGCTGTGGCAAAGATAAGTGGTCCTACATCTGATCCTTCATTTTTTGCACTTATATATGCAACTTCATCTGCACCACATTCAAACTCCATGCGAACTTCTGTTCCAGTGTTTCCAGCTACGTTTGTTAATCTAAATGGAGTTAATACACCACCAGCATTATTACCACTTACATGAAGTAATTTATCAGGACCACTTCCATCTGGATTGATACCTACGTATCCTGACGAATTGATTTCCATACGTTCTGAACCAGAAGTATAAAACTGCATACTGTCATTGGCATGAGCATAAATTAATCTTCCTTGACCATTCCCACTTGTATCGCTGAAATGTATTTGAGCATTACCAGAAGTTCCAGTTTTTATGTTTATACCTCCATCAGAGGAAGTATCCATAATTACTAAATTTTGTGAGCCATTTATTGATTCTCCATTTGGGTTAGTAGTTCCGATACCAAGATTCCCAGCCGAATCAACAGTTGCTCTAGTCGATCCACCTGTATTTATATTGACAGTATCAGAAGCAAACGATAAACCAGTATTTGAGTCCGTCCCTTGAATTGCTGGACTGGCGTTTGATCCGTCAACCCCAGAAATACCAGTAGTGCCGTTAATAGATAAAGCCATTATGGAATTGTTACAACTGAAGGACTATTTATTGTTAGTGTAGCATTAATTGTTAGGGGACCAGCAACTAAAGCGTTATGATTTGAAGTTATTGTGTAATCATTATCCATTGTATTTTCGCTCTCAAAAAATATAGATTCACCCCCACCACCTTGTGCACCTGCTGTTATACCAGTAAGGTTAGATCCATCGCCATATAATGTGTCAGCATAAATATTTCTCCATCTAACAGCATTAGTTCCAAGATCATGTGTGCTATCAGCAGCAGGTACGATAACACCAGTAAAGGTCATACCTGTTTGTGTTGTTTGTAATCTGTTTGCTGAACTAGCACTACCACCAGCATTTGCTGTTACATAGTTTAGATTTACAAAACCGTGTTGACTTGCACCAACAGCAGCACATTGTATTCTTGCAACTTCATGTGTAGTACTATCAGAAGAACTAAAAGTAATTTTCTTACCAGAAGTAGATAACCATATATCATCTGATAAGCCATCAAGTATTAAAGAGTTCTGTAAAACATGACCAGTAAGACCACCACTAACAGCATTTGTAGCTGCTGTTTTTCTTTTAATTTCAGCGTACGAAGCAAGACTAATTTTGTCATCACCGTCAATTACAATATCACTACCATTAGTATCTAAATTACCGCCTAGTTGTGGTGAAGTATCGCCAACTAAATCTGTAGTTACAGTACTCCAAGATAGTTGAGCATTACCATCTGTTTTTAAAAATTGATTAGCAGATCCATCAGCTTGAGGGTATTTAAGACCATCTATTATTACATCTCCAGTACCGTTGGGAGTGATAACTATATCATTATTAGCTCCATCTTCAATCTCAATAGTACCTGAGTTCGTACCACTATTAGTACTTAATGTTAAATCACCAGTACCTTGAGTGGTAATAGTAGTATCAGTATTATTATCTCCAACTCTTATAGTATCAGCATCTAAATTAACATCACCTGTACCGTTAGGTATGATATTAATATCAGCATTAGATGTAGAAACTATATCATTTCCATTAACATCTAAATCTCCACCTAGTTGTGGGGTAGTATCTTCAACAAGATTACTCATACCACTACCTGCTGGAACTGTAGCCCACTTAACACCTGTAGCTTCATTACTATCAGCAACTAATACATAGTTATTTGTACCAACACTAAGTGCTGTAGGATCACCAGAACCATCACCAACCAATATTTGACCTTTTGTGCCTAAATCACTATTCATTACTGCACCAGCAGCATTTACGTTAGTTGCATCTGTAACATCAGCACTAGCTTCAATAGCAGCTAGTTTACTTTTTTCAGTATCAGTAAAAGCATTTGTATTGGATTCTGCTTCGTATGCACTTTTTATTTCTGCACCTGTTTGATCTTGTGTTGCACCAGATTCAATTCCACTTAGTTTAGTCTTCTCTGCATCTGTAAAGACATTACTGTCTGTCGCATCACCAACAAGTGTTCTAATCTCAGCAGCAGTTTGATCTGCTGTAGCAGAAGCTTCTATCCCATTAAGTTTTGTATGGTCAGCATCAGTAAATACATTACTATCAGTAGCATTTTCAACAAGTGTTCTTATTTCTGCTGCTGTCTGGTCTGCTGTTGCTCCACTTTCAATACCATCTAATTTTGTACCATCAGTCGATACATCTCTACCATCAACAGTTCCAGAAGTAACAATATTTTGACTACCAAAGTTAGGTGATATTTTAGTTCCATCTATAGCTGCACTTGCATTTATATCAGCATTAACAATAGTTCCATCATTAATCATTGTTGATGTAACAGTTCCCGAATCACCTGTTGTAACAACTGTTCCTGTAGTATCAGGTAACGTAATTGTTCTGTCAGCAGTAGGATTTGTTACAGCTAAAGTTGTTTCATTATTATCATCAGCACTACCTTCAAATACAAGATTACCAGTTACAGTTTGTGATCCATCTCTTTTTACATAGTCATCTGATAGCTCTTGTAAACCAAATAATAATTGATCTGTACTACTATCTAAATCTGTTTCAGTTAAAACACTACCATCTTGAAAGTCTACTTTTTTTGCACCGATATTTGTATCTCTTTGAAACTTTATAGCTGCTGAGTTTGCTGGATTATTACCAGAAGTAAATTGAATCGTAGTAGCAGAAGCAAAAGTATAATGTGTAGTTTTAGTTTTTAAGACCCCATCAACAGTAACATCTACTTCATCTTCATCTATATAACTAAAGGATATGGAATAAGGACCAGCAGTAGAACCAGAACTAGGTGCAGTATGTTCTGTAAAAGATGGTGCGGTGTTGGTAGCCATAATTTAAAATCGTTTTAGATTAAGTGTATCTAAAATGTTTTCCATTTCTTTATTATACTCGTTTTGTTGATCTAGTTTTACGTTTATCCTAGCTTCTAATTCTTCTTCTGAAAAGTTTGCTTTTAAATAATTTTCAATACCTAAGTTAATAAATTGTTGATTTATCTTATTTAAAACTCTATATATTCTATCTGCTGCTTCTTTTCCTTGATTTGAATTTAAACCATATCTTTCAATTTGTTCTTTATTACCTTGATAATTAAGGTCTTTTTCAGAGAAATTGCCTATAAAAACATTTAGTTCACCTTTAAGATATGCTTTCATAGCATCAGCAAGATTATAATTTTTTCCAGAGAAATTTATTACACCTGTATTAACATACTTTCTTAAGTTGTTATATTCTATGTTATCTAGTTTTATTGGTACAAATAGTTTGCTGCTAAAATTAGAAGCTTTAACAAAATTCTTTACTTTACTACCTCTAATAATATTAGGTGGTTCTGGTAATAATCTGCCTATCGTGTAAGTAGCTTCGTGTAATAAGTTGTTGTTACTCTTTGTGTATTTTGCATTTGAAAATAAATTAAGTCCTTGTTTTGACGGATATG